ACGTCGCCGAGGAGGCGAAACCGGAAAAAGAAATATCAGAAAAAATGTATCCGTAGACGATCATGCCCGTGATTCCTGTCCCGGTACCCCTGCGCGACCGGCTCATCACCGAGTTCCGGCGCTTCATCTGCGCCCAGATCGCGTTTGTCCCCTTCACGCATCAGGCGGCGTGGTGGGCGACGACCGACGGACTCGACCTGGTGGACGAGATGACCCGTGACGGCATCAGCACCGAGGTCCGCGAGCCCTCGGGCGACATTGTCACCAAGTATCTGGTCCCCCGACCGGCGGGACGGGCCAAGGTGGTCGCCGAACTGGGGGCGTACAAGTCCGGGAAGTCCGCCGGCGCCGCCATCTGGGCCGCAGCCTTCGCGGCAGTCCCCCATGCGCGGGTGTTTCTCGTCGGGAACGAGTACGACATGTGCGCCCCGGAATTCGAGTACCTCCTGGACGCCATCTGCTCCGAACGCGGGCTGAATCAGGCGTACCGGTCGCTCCAGAACCGTCCCAAGGACGGGCGGCTCTGGCTGGAACTGGACAACGGCGCCCGCTTCGAGGCCCGGAGCTGGGAACGCGCCGAATCGCTCAAGGGGAAGGAAGTGGACGCCTATATCTACTGCGAGGCGTATCAACTGCCGGGGATCGAGTGTTTCACCTCGGTGGCGCAGAATCTGCGGGCTCGCAAGGGCTATGCGGTCTTTCCGACCACCCCGGACCGTCCCTGGGTGGGCGTCTTTCATGAGCACGGGCACGATCACCCCGAGTTTCCCGACTGGGTCTGTAAATGCGGGATTGCCGCCACGGTGAACCCCTACAGCTTCGACCAGCGGGCGATGGACCGCGACCGGACGCTCCTGACCCGCGAGAAATTCTCCATCGCGTATCTGGGCAAGCTGGGGGACTTCGTGGGCCGTGTGTACAACTATCAGCGCGGGGATCGCCTCGTCCAGGTCGAATCCCACCCCAATCTGTGGCATACTCTGGTCGATGGCGAGATCCCTGGCAATCTCTGCATCCCGCCGGACTGGCAGATCGAGATTGGCGCCGATACCGGGACCTACTGCGCGGCGGTGGCCGTGGCGGTCTCGCCCGAGGGGCACGCACTGGTCATCGATGAGGTGACCAACTACCGCTATGTCGCCAATACCCCGGAACTCGACCCCGACAGTTCGATCCTCCGCTGGTGCGACGAGGTCCGGCAGATGGCCGACCGCTGGGGGGTGCGTCCGGTGGCCTGGGTGGACGCCAACTCCCAGTTCAAGGTCGAATGCGCCCATCACGGCCTCCAGTTGCTTGCCAACAAGCGGGGACGCGAGGTCCGCACCGAGGCGGCACGGCAGTACTTCCAGCACAGCCAGATTGACCTCACCCCGTGGCTCGACATGCTGCCCTACGAGCTGGAACACGCGCAGTGGCCGGACCGGACCACCGCCGCCGGCAAGTACGAGCGGCTCAAGGAACACGACCACGTCCTGGACTGTCTCGAGCACGTCCTCTCCCGCCATCCGCGTGGGCGGCTGGTCAAGGAAGATCGGGTCCCGCCGATGCCGGGGAGCGTGCAGTGGATGGGATCGCCGTTGCGGAAGCGCCGCCGTCGTGCTGCCGTCGATCAACACCTGGGAGCCAACTGATGGATGAGGATGTCGCGATTCGCCTGCTGATGCTGGACCAGAAGGTCTCGTTCATGTTCCAGATTCTCTCGCTCACCAAGACCACCCCGGACGGGCAGCAGACGACCCGCTCGCTGGGACAACTCTTCGAGGAGACCCAAGCCCATGCCCTGGCTACGCAACAGGCTGCACCGGTGGCTCCAGTGGCCGCATCTGACGGCGGACATCCAGACGCTGCGGAACCGCGTGGACTTTCTTGAACGGATCGTGATGCAGCGTGACGAGCCGGAAGGCAGCGTCCGGGACACCGAGGACCGCCGCCACGGCGGACACTGGCCCGACGCGCATCTGGGAGCCCAGTAATGCCGACCTACAAGAAGTTGGGGATCACCCCGCCCCCTGGCAAGAAACCCAGCGACATCGTGCCGGGATCGTACGACGGGACGCAAGTGACGCGGCGTCCCCTCCCACGCTGAGAGATCATCATGCCGAGTGATGCCGAACGCCTTGTCGAGTTCACCACCGACTACAACCGTCTCCGGGCGCAGAAGGCCCGCACGACCGGGTCGGTGGAACTGCGTATCCTGGTGAATCTCGCCTTCATCTCGGGCGAGCACTGGGTCGGCACGCGCAACCGGGCGCTCTTCACCCGCGCCCGCGACCCCAACAAGCTGCATCTGGTCTTCAATCTCGCCGCCCAGATGCTCTACAAGATGATGGGGCGCTTGAGCAGCATCGCCCCGGTCTTCAAGGCCCGACCCGACAAGCAGGACCCGAAATCCATCGCCAAGACCGATGTCGTCAACAAGCTCATCCGCGCCCTGGACGAGAAGCTCGATCAACCCTCCCGGACGTGGGAACTCCTCTGGTGGATGGCGATTGGCGGCGTCTCGTTCGAGTACATCCCGTGGGTCAAGGACGCCACGATGGAACCGCTCCCTCGGTTCGATCCCGAGACGAACGAGCTGATGTGGACCGACGTGACGACCCAGGAGGCGATCCCCGAGTCCGCACGTCTCCAGCGCCTCACGCAGGGCGCGATGAAGGAGCAGTTCACCGTCATCGAGGACATGGTCCTGGCCGGCGATGTCGGCAGCGAGGTCTTGAGCCCACTCCAGGTCTTCGTGGACGCCTCGGTGCGGTCCATCCGCGATCTGGCCCCGGATCAGGCCGTCTACATTGCCAAGATTCGCACGCTTGGCTGGATCAAGGCCAACTACGACGTGAGCAAGGAGACGCTCGACAACCTGAAGGACGCCCGTGAGGTGCGGATTCTCTCGACCGATCTCCAGCAATTCGGCGACCCGACCGGCTCGGTGGCGCTCCAGGATCTCATTCCCCGCGTCCAGGGCAGTCTCAATCACACGGACCCGGATCTGTGCGTCGTGGTGGAACGCTACCAGCCGATGAGCGAGGAGCACCCACGCGGGCAGTACACCGCGTTCGTCCCCGACGAGGAAGTGCTCCGGCACGGCGACAATCCCTACGAGGACATCCCGCTGGTGGATTTCCACTGGTCGCCGACCACGACCAGCTTCTGGAACAACGACTACGTCTCGGATCTCATCGCCCCGCAGCGATTCCTGAACAAGCGCCTCTCGCAACTCGGCGAGCAGGCGAACGCCTCCATCTACGGCGATGAACTCCTCGGTCCCAGCCTGAAGCGGGAGGACATTCCGGCGGATTATCCCGCGCCGATTGAAAACGGACTCTCCGAATCGGGCGTCAAGATGGTGCAGCGGCGCGATCCGCCCCAGCTGCCCGCCTGGTTCATGCAATCGGTCGATCTGACGCTCAAACTGATGCGCGAGATCGCCGGCGGCGTGGATCTGTTCCAGGAACAGAAGTTTCCAGGGCAGTTGCGCGGCCCGATGGCCGTCCCGATGCTCCAGGAGATGATCGACTCCCAGTGGGGCAACCTCTACCAGCACATCGGCCAGCGGATGTCCCATGTCAAGGAGATGCGGGTCAATCGGGTGAAGGAATACTATCCGCCCTTCCGCACCCTGCATTACACCGACCGCTCCATGCGCGACGAGGTGTTCATCTTCCAAACGTCCGACATTCTGCGCTCCGGGACCGATTATTCGATCACCGTCGAGCGCGGGAGCCTCATTCCCGAGTTCCGCGCCCTCCGGGAGGCGCGTATTCGCGAACATCTGCAATCCCCGCTCAGTGTGCTCTACCTGGACGAGCGGACGGGCAAGATCGACAAGGAAAAGATTGCCGCCGACCTCGAGATGGGCGATCTGGGCCGCGAGAGCAAGGAATCGACCTACCGCAAGCTCGGCATGTCGCTGGTCGAGCGGTTGTGGCAGGGACAGCAGATTCCCGAGCATTTGCCGATGCCGTTCTGGAATCTGCGCGTGATCATGGACGAACTGGAGTCCGAGATGGCGACGACCGAGTTTCTCTCGGCGTCGGTCCCGCTCCAGCAGGGCTTCTTGCAATTCTGGAATCGCTGCCGGACGATCCTGGTCGAGGCGTCCGAACGCCGCGAATCCGGGATGCAGCAGGCCGAGATCCAGGGCGCCGTGGCCCAGGCCGCCCAGCAAGCCGCCGCCAAGGCCGCTGCGGACGCGATTGACGCCGCGCTCCAGCAATTCCAGGCCAGTGCCGCCATCGCCCCGCAGGCGCCCCAGGCCCTCGCCCAGGCCATGATGCAGAACCAGCCACCGGGACCGCAGGGACCCCAGTAATGCAGCGACGGTCGCATCCCTCGACCTCGGGAGGCCCGGTGAACCGACGCAAGGTGGCGACCGTGATGCGCGAATTCAAGAAGGGGTCCTTGCGCTCGTCAAGCGGCGACAGGGTCACCACTCCCACGCAAGGCATCGCGATTGCCTTGAGCGAGGCACGTCGTGCTTGACAGCGGCGTTGACACGTCCGTATACTTCCACGACTGCCTGAGAACAGGTCTCAGCGGCGAATACGGGATCTGAGCACGTCGTGCGGNATTCGCCGGCAGGCGAACACACCACGCGACACTCGGCGACCACTCGACGGAGAGTCAGATGGCAGATGAATTTGGGGGGGAGGCCCCCATCGGCGAGGTCGGTGGAGGCACTGAAGGAGCACCTGACACAGGAGGAGACGCGGCAGAGGGTGGTGCATGGCCCGCCGATGTCCAAGCGGCCTATACCAAGAAAACCCAGGCACTCGCAGACGAACGCAAACAGTGGGACGGACAACGCGCCCAGCAGCAGNNACAGTTGCAGCAATATGCCCAGCAGATTCAGCAGCAGGGCTACGCACAGCAGCAGCAACAGTANCAGCAGCAGCAGCGCACCCAGCAGGGACAACAGGGACAGAACCCGTCCATGCTGGATCAGCTTCGGCAGATGCCCTATCTCGATGGGAACACTGCCGCCCAACTGGCCGAACGGCTCGTGACGGAGGGCATCAACCCCCTCCAGAACCAGATTCGGCAGCGCGATCAGGCACTCGCCCAGCTCAACAAGGATTACACCGCCTTGCGGAACTGGATGGGGCAGAACCAGGGGAAACAGGCCGAAAAGGAACTCGACGCACGCTTCGTACAACTCCGCGACCAACACGGGCTCCCCGACGAGGAGGTCATCAACGAACTCCTCAAGGATATTTATTATTCCCATGAAGGGTCCGACCTGAACCAGGCGTACCCCGGCATGGCGGGAGACCGGATCAACGGGTTGCGGAAGGCGTTTCGGGAGATGGACCGTCAGACGGC